AAAATATTTGAAAACTTGTGGTAGAGAAACGAAACCAGAGTCTTGGAATGAAATGTCAGAAAGTGATTATGAAGAAGTTGCTGCTTCAACTACTATATTAGAATTAACTAAAGACCCATCGGCTCGTGAGAGTAGAAATGATATAACCGATAAAACGGGGGAAGGTCAATGGCTTGTAAGATATGAATATCAAGGACCTAGAGACTCAAAGAATAGAAAATTCTGTTCTAAAATATTATCGATAGGTAGAATATATACAGAGGAAGAAATTAAGAATGGTTTAAGTAATTCTGAATTTGGGAATTATTCAATCTGGGATTATAAAGGAAGCTACGGATGCAGACATCGCTGGGCTCGTAAGATATACTTTGAGAATTATGAGAAAGATACAATTAAAAGGTCATACCTAGCACCGGCATATGTAAAGTCTGGTCTTGGCGATAGTGAAGCAACACGACGTAATTTATCTTCTCATTTTAAATTGGAGAATACTGAAAAGCAACAAGTTGTTGCACCTCTAATGATTCCCGATAAGATAATATACAGAGATGATAAGAATGGTGAGTATAATATCAAAATAAGTAGAGAGGCTATTATACAACTTCGTGATAAAGCTAGTGAAGAAGGTAAGTTAACTGACTTAAATGTATTAAAAGATACACATAAAGGAGCTATTGTAACTGCGTTCATATTAGAAGAATGGATAATAGAAGATGAAAATGATAAAGCATATACAGAATATGGTTTTGATATAAATAAGGTACCTATCGGTACTTGGATGGTAACTACTCAAATCCTGGATAAAGATTTCTGGGAAAATGAGATAAAGAAAAATAAGAAATTTGCTTACTCAATCGAGGCATTTTTTAATATGCGATTGATTAATTTAAATATAAATAAAAATAAAGAAAGTACTATGGATAAGGAAAAAACTGAATTAGCTAAAACTGATATCGAAATTTTAACCGATGAGTTGAAAGCTATTGAAGAGAAAATTGCAAAAGCTAAGGAATCTGAGGTTAAACCTGAGGAAAAAGTTGAAGCTGTTGAAGACAAAGATGCAGATAAGGTTGAAGAAAAAGTTGAAGCTGTTGAAGACAAAGATGCGGATAAGGTCGAAGAAAAAGTTGAAGCTATTGAAGACAAAGATGCGGATAAGGTTGAAGAAAAAGTTGAAGCTATTGAAGAAGAAGCTGAAGAATCAACAGAAGAAGTAGCTGATGAGGCTAAAGAAACGGAAGATTTGGATAGTAAATTCGAAACTGTATTTGAAGAAATTGCTAAAATTAAAGCAATGATTTCTGAAATGGGTTCTGAAAGTGATAGCAAAGTAGAAATGTCTACTCAAAGAAAATCATCTTTAATTGAATCACTAGGTTCATTGGCAAAAGTAATGAGTAAAAAATAAAAATAATTATACTATTTGATATAAAACGGGACGGAAATGGTCTTATTTACATTAAGTAATATAAAGAATTTAACAAAAAAATAAAATAAAATTATGGCTATTAAATTAGATAAAGTAACATTCGAAAATCTTGACTTTGAATTTTCAATTGAAGATTTCGGTAAAGACTTTAACACAAAAAACCAATCAGTCGAACTTGATATGGTAGTAGATGCGTCTGCTGATTATACAACAAATGCTTCTGATTATTTCAGACGTGCAATGATTGGGGAAAACTCAACAAGAAGTCTTTTTAGACAAATCTTAGGAGTTAAAGATAGAGTTAAATTGGGAACAGCAGTTTTTGATTCACTTATAAAATCGGGTGCTTGTGACTTTGACCCTTCAAATTCTGATATCTCTCAGAAGACTTTTGAGGTATGTCCATTGATGGTATCTACTTCTGTTTGCGTAGCAGACCTAGAAGTAAGCTTCGTATCTGACCAGTTATCAAAAGGTTCAAATAACTTTAATGATTCGTTCGCATTTATGAACTATTTTTACGAAACATTAAGTCTTGAACACCAAGAAGAAATGGAATATTTAACGTTCCGTGGTGATTCTGCCGGTACACAAACGGGTGCTAACGCTTACCTAAATACGTGCGATGGTTTAGAAGTTAAATTGGGTGCTGATGCAACTGTATTAAAGCCTACTACACCTAGTGCTATAACAAGCGCAAACGTAATTGATAAATTGATTGAAGCAAGAGATGCTATGCCTTCTGCTGTTAAAGACCGTGGTGATTTTACTTACCTTTTAAGTACAAACGTGATGGAGGCATATCAAGATGCAATCAGTGAAAATCAAGCGAGTGGTCAATATTATGTTGATAAAATCACACCTAATTTTCAAGGTGTATCTATCGTAAAAGCTCCTGGAGCATCTGATAATGTACTTATTGCTTGTAATCTTAAAAACTTCTTGAATATTCAAGATTTAATTACGGATGAGACTGGGTATCAAGTAGTTGACTTTTTCAAAACGAAGCTAGATAGAAAAATCGGGGTAAGAACTGATTTCAAATTTTCTCCGGATTTTGTAGTTGGAGAAGAGATATATTTTCATATACCAGCATAAGCTGTAAAAGATAATAATTAATAAAAGGGAGTTTGGAATATAACTCCCGTTTATTAAATAAAATAAAAAATTAAAATTATGCCAAATTGTAATGCAATAGTTGGGATTCCTGGGAATTGTGATGATAATAATGTTGGTTCTATTAAAACGGCGTGGATAGCATCTTATGATGATGTGACTAGTTATACAGCATCGACGGGAAGTGAAGTAACTGCTATAACGATGGACGGTGCTACTTTGTTTGAGGAATTTTCTTTTAAGAAGAATACATCAAATTACACTGAAAACTGGATGGGTGACTTAACAGCAGATGTACATTTATGGACTCAATCAATAGTTTTAGGTTTAAGAAGAATTGAAGTTTCGAAAAGAAACGCAATCTCACTTTTAGCCGAAGGACGAAGAAATCTTATTATCATTGTTTTAGATAACAACGGTCAATATAGAATTTTCGGATTGGATGACGGACTTAGATTATCAGCGATGGAATCAGGAACAAACGAAACACGAGCAGCAGGCACATTCTATACTATAACCTTCACAGGTGAAGAGAAATGGATGGCTTATGACTTCGATGGTAGTTTACTAGCAGCTATAACTGCTTAAGAGTAAGTTATATAAATTATACAAGTGAAAGAGATGCTAAAATTGGTATCTCTTTTCTTGTATAAAAACGATTTATATTGTTTTTACATTATATAATATAAAAATAAAGTTATGAAATGGCTAATTTAGAAATAGAAAAAGGTACAATAAACGATATAGTTGTGACTGTCTCAGAACGTATCACTCTATCGGCACCATTTTATTTGTTTGTTTTACAATCAAAGTTTAATAAAAGTGAATTTAGATATTTTAACGCTGTTAATATAAGTAATAATAGACAACGTTATGATGAATTTAAGGTGACTGAAACGACAGGAGCATCTGCTTCAAATGCGGAAGTTGAAGTATTCACCGGCGGATGGTACTATTCGATATATGAAAGTGTAACACAAACATTAGACATAAATGACACAACGGGAATTATATTAGAAAATGGTCTTCTAATTGTTACCGACACAAATTATAAATAAAGAAATGGGATTATTTAATTTTAAAAGCAATAAGAAACCGGTTGAAATAGAGCCTGCGAATAATGTAGATAGCGGAGAGAACCAAAAGTTTAATCTTCTTCAATCAATAAAAACGGACTCGATGGATTTATCTCAGCCATTTATCGCTGATTCCTTCAATTCGGGTTTAAAATATGTAGAATTCGGTAAAAGTAATTTATATCCACAAATCTTAAATCAATTATATTTAAGTTCAACGATGCACGCAGCTTGTGTTAATTTCAAAACCTGGAGTTTAATCGGTGACGGATATGAATGGGAAGGATATGATGATTTGAAAGCAATCGATAAGATTAGAATAAAAACATTCGAAAGAAATAATGATTTAAGACTTAGTTCTAAAAAATTAACACGGGATTATATCAAACACGGTAGAGCTATTGTTCTTTTACATTTTAATGGTGAGATATATGATAAATTTAAAGTCGTTGACCCATCTGAAATCAGGAATAATAGAGGTACTTTATTCACTGATATAAATCGATATTTTTATTCTCCCGATTGGATATACCGAGCAAATTTAAAAGAATTAAAACCTTACAAAGCTGGTTGTAAAGACGAGTGGCAAATATTCGAACTTAAAAATGATGTTGGTAGTTCAAGAAGTTATGGTTTACCTGACTGGGTATCAAGTGCAAACTGGGCTTCGGTTGGAGCTGACCTAGGACTATTACATAAATCAGCACTTCAAAATGGTATACAACCATCGGTACTATTCAAATACCCCTACTTAATGGGTGACGCAGAGGAAGCAAACTGGACGAGGAATATGCAACAAAATGGTAAGGGTGTTGAGAATTATAATAAAGGTATGAAGATAGAAGCGAATGGTAAAGAGAATATGCCAGAAATTGATATTTTACAGACTACTGATAATCATCAACTATTCGAACAAACATCGAAAGAGTATAAAGAAGAGGTTGCAATTAGTCATAATATTAATCCAGCTCTGATGGGAATAAGAGTTGCGGGAAGTTTAGGAGCGAATGAAGAGATTGAATTCTCAGCAAAGCAATTTGAAAAGCTGTGGCTTAATGAAAACAGAACTACAATTGAAGATTTTATCAATGATATTTGTAGAATTTTAAACGTAAAAGAGGAATTTATTATAAATAAAACTGATGTTATCAATCTAGTTGAAGCAATCGAAGAGAATAATGGACAGCAATTTGACAATGATGGTGTAGAAATAGAAGCACCTATCGTCAATGATAATCTTAAAGGATTAAGTGCGAAAGAAAATTCGGATATGTACCGCATCGTGAGGGATTATAATAAAGGTAGATTAAACAAGACAATAGCGATAGCAAGACTCACATCGTACGGCATAGATTTACCAACTGCCGAGAAAATATTAACCACTAAATAATTATGATTTATTTTGTAACAGAAGAATTTATTAAGAATAACACACACATCACTCAAAATGTAGATGCACAAGATATAGCACCGTATTTGCAAATAGCGGCTATATCATATATACAGCCGATTTTAGGATATCGATTTTATAATGATTTATTAACTAAATTCAATGCGAGTACGTTAAATCAAGACGAAGAAGTATTAGTCGAATTCATTAAGTATGTTGTAGCTTTTTATGCAACGTATGAGGCAGTACCTAACCTTACTTTTCGTATAACTAATAAAGGTATACAATCACAGTCGGGTCAATACTCAGCCAGCGAGAGCATAGATGTACTTAATTATATTAGACGAAATATAGTAAAATACGCAAAGATTAAAGAAGATGAAATGAGAGAATATTTATATGAAAATAAAGATTTATTCACACTTTATAATGATAGTTCGAATAAAGATATAGTATCCCCCGACGGAAAACGCAATGAAAACAGAGGAGGTATAACGAGCATATAAAAATTAATAAATAGAAAATGGAAGCAATTTTAATAGGTATAATGAAACTCGGTCCGGTTGTGGCTTTGTTAATTTTCGCTATAAGGTATTTTTATAAAAAGGAAAAGGATGCAATAAATGATATCAAAGAGCTTAACGGCGAAATAAGGGCAATAGAAAGGGATAATTTAGAGATAATATCGAAGCTGGCGGATGCGATTGATAATATGTCTGATAGTTCTGATAATGTACATCGAGAAATTAAAGAACTTAAAGATTACATAAAGGAAAAAATAGAAAAATATGCCAAATAAAAGGACTAAAAGCAAAACAAAGAAAGAATTGGAATCACTTCGATTTGCTATATTTAAAAAATTGGAGTTGATGGAAAAAAAAGAGCAACACCGTTATGATGCTGCTCTATTAACTATTGAGTTAGATGATACTTCAACTGAAGATTAACTGATTTTACCACTCAGAATGATGGCAATAATCATAACCTACATTGCCTTCGGCATACGAATCATCAGTATAAATCCAATTAGATACATTTCCTGAGCAATTATTTTTCACTTTATATTTATTATTAAAGTCGAAATATCCGTCACTAGTAGTTGACCAACCATCTTCTTGCACTATCACACCGCACGTACAATCTTCTGTACTTTCGCTATTAGACCCATTTGGGTTATCTACTTCCTTCTCGCAACTTGTTAAAGCAAATGTTGCTACTGCTATTATCATCATTAATTTCTTCATAATTTATTTATTTGTTTTTAATTTATAATGGTACTGTATAAGTACAGCTCCATTCTATTCCTTTTGGATAACCATTTGGTACGTAACCCTCGTACAACTTAGTATTTAAATAACCAACATTTGTGCTAGCTCCACCAATTTTTATCCATACTGTATATGTCCAACCACCTGGATAATCACTACAAGATGGAGAATCATTTACACTATGGGTATCTATAATTCCTGATGTTGTTATAACACTTCCCTTTTTAACGTATTCTCTCCACAGAGATACTCCCATATTACCACAAGTTCCACCCCAAAAACTATAATATTTTTCAGTCCCATCTGGTTCAACAACTTTAACAAACTTTGATGTTTTTCTAAAACTTTGTAAATTTTCATCGTCTGCTAATGACCCGTAATTTAATTCAGCAATAATAGTATCAATATAATTATCAGTTTCAGTTTCAGTTTCAGTTTGCTGCACCGGTTCAACTTCTTCTTTGTTACAACTTGTTAAAGCAAATGTTGCTACTGCTATTATCATCATTAATTTCTTCATAATTTATTTATTTGTTTTTAATTTATATTGTAAATATACTAAATAGTTTAGTAACTACCTTATAATTTATTGTTTTTATTTATTTTTATAATGTTTGAGTATAATATGACCATCATTTCTATTACTTACATTTAGAAAATCCTGTCTTGGTTTATGATTATCTTCGGTTATTATGTTTATCAATTTCCTTAATTAACATTGATGGTGAAGATGGTGAATTCAAAGTTAATAGTATTGATATAAAGGATATTCATGATGGTACTCTA